TCATGTAAATATTCTTGTTGTTGGTCTTTTATTAGATAACATTCTACCAAAACCTCTTGGATTTACGGTTATATATCCTCCATTAGATTTTTTTACAATAGTTTTTACATTAGTTGGTTTACCACCGGGATTACCAGCAGCTCTTTTTCTAGAAACGGCTGATCTTTTTTGTGATGAACTCATTGACCTTGCTTTTGCTATAGGTACGCATTTAGGATAAGCTCTCTTACTTCCTTTAGATCTACCACATGGTTGATACTTGCCATTTTTTTTAGGAGCTCCTATATCTACCCATTTTTCTTTGACCCACTCTCTTAATCCTTTTTTAGCCATTATGCTACTGTGGTCACTTTCCTTCTATTTTCTTTAATACCACCACAACCTTTAGCAATTCCACCTTGATTATAGTTAGATACTTTTTTTCTTTGTTGAGAAATTTTATTAATCATTCCCCCGTTAGCTTTTTTCTTTGGTTTTTTTCTACCACCCTCTACTGTTTTACCAGAACAAATTGAACTTGCGTACATGTTAGCATATGCACTTGGATATACTTTAAATTTACGTTTAGCTGCTGCTTTTCCTTTTGCACAAAGTTTACCCATTATTTTTTTCTTAACCCAGATAATGTTTTAGCAAACCTTGCTCGTTGGCCAAGTTTACCTTTTGCTTTTGCAGCTTTATTTAATTTGCTTGCAGGGATTTTTTCACCTTTTTTTACACCAAGAGATTTACGCAAAGCTCCAGGTTTCTTAATTGCTTTTTTAATATCTAGTTCGCCACCCTTTTTTTTCTTAATGACTCCTCTACCAATTAAAACATCTTTACGAGTTATTTTACCGTCACCACTTAAATCTTTTAATTTTCTTTTTTTCATTTTGTTAATCCTTTTGCCTTTTCAAAACTACGCATGCCCGCCACTCCGAGCATTGAAGTAACAATAGCTAGAAGAGGGCCAGTTTGAATTTCAGGAGCTGTTAAATTTAAACCCGCAAACTTACTATACCATTCTATACATGGAGATAAAATAAATTCGAATGCTAAAGCAAGGCCTCCAATCCATCCTATAAATGGTCGCCAGCCAGCAACAAATATGCTGCGATGGCTGGCTTCCTTTGCATTAACATCTAATTGTTTTTCTGCAAGCTTTTGTTGTATGCGTTGCATTAAAATTTTTTTATCTAATTTCTCTTCCTCTGAAGTATGAATCTCATCGACTACTTTAGCAATAGTTTTTAAGGCTCCACCTTTACCACCTAATAGTCCTCCGAGAACTTGAAACATTATGCTGCTCCGCCTGTCATCCAGCTAATTATCCATAGAACAACGATAGCAACTATGGCAGCTTTAATCCAGTCCTTCATTTTCCAGTCACTCCACTCTTTAATGTGTGACCATAGATCTTTTAATAGGTTCATAAAACCTCCTTTGTTAAAGTAGCGAAGTATACTATTTTAAACCTTTGAATGCTACCTTTTTAATCTGTACTTTACTACGTTGACCTTTTGGTCCAGCTCCTAAGTTTTGTGTAACTTTAGGACCTTCCATTGTAGCACTATAAACATCTGCCATAGCAGTTTTATTTACATGAGGGCCTGCATAAGGATTCATGTCATTAGAAACTGTCATTTTAGCATTAGGATATAGAGAACCATTTATAAATTTTGGTTTAGGATTGTTGAGTGCCATGTTATCTCCTAGTGTATTGTTGGTTTGTTTTCTTCTAATTCTTGTATCGCATGTTGTATAAATAGTAAAGCATCCTCTTCTTTGTATCCTTTTCCTTCAAACAATTCTTTTACTTTTAACATTAAAACTTCTGCCATGATCAAAGCTAAAGAATCACTATTTACTGAATCTTTAATAAACTTATCAAGTAAATCAATGTAGCTATCAAATATTTGTTGAGGAGTTACTAGAGACATTACCCACCATTTTTAATATATTGAAAACCAGGACCTTTTGCATTTTCATCTAGTTTTTTAAGATTTACATTGGCTCTAAGTTGAGCAATATCTTCTTGAGAATCAATTCTAGCTCTATCTATCTCATCTTTTTGTGCTAATTTTTTCTGTTCAAAACCTAAACGTTGTTGATCATACTGTAGTTCTGCTTGATCTTTCATTGCTCTTTGTTGCAGCTCTTGTTGTTTTAATTGAATAACAGGGTCTGGTTGACCTTCACCACTCATCTGAGACTGCATTTGTTGAACTTCTTGTAAGAACTGTGCTTCTAATGTAGCAATTTGCGATTGTGTCATATTTTCTAAATTAGATCCTTCTGCTGTTTGACCCATTTGTTTTTCTGCTTGTTCTATTTGTGCAGCTACACCTTCTTTAGCTTTTAGTGTTACATGCTGTAGAATATGTTTATTAATTTCTATTCCTATTTGTGGCATAATTTGAACAATAGGAGATAAACCTAAAACTAAATGTGCTTGAATATGTGCATCATGATTTTGACCTTCGTATGCTTCAATCTTATCTTCTTCAATAAGTTTACGATTTTCCATCGATGGGCTCATTGGTTCAGGTTTTTCTAATTTCATAATTTTATCAATATCACTTACACCAAGTGCTTCATACATTCTGATATATGCTTCCTTAACATTGTGTAATTGTGGTGCTGATGTGGCAAGTTGTAATTGAGTTTGTGCCAACTGAATGCGTTGCGCCATAGAAAATATGTTTGGATCAGCGACCGGGATAATATCTACACGTTCATCAAAATCAGCTTGTTTAATAGATCTATCACCACCAACAACGGCGTAAGGATACTCTTCAGGTAAATATGTTTGAATAACATTAGCTAATAATTTGAATTCTTTTTGCATTGAGTAATACATTCTTTTATGAATGCTACTCATGATACGCGAACCGCGTTCTAATAAAGCAATAGTTGTTCCAACAGGTGATCCTTGATTTGCATCACCAACTTGCATGTCAGCTATCTGAGCAAATCGTTGTCCTGCATCAACAACAAATCCAAGTAAACCAAATAATGTTTGTGAAGGTTCTTTATAAGGCAAAGGAAGTAATCCTTCTCGAATAGCACCAGACGGTGCATCAACATCTCTAAATTCTCCTGGTTGTAATGGTTCATCATTATCAGCGATCCGTAGACCACGTGTCTTGAAACCTGCAGGAAGGTTAGCTAATGTTCCAGCATCAATTAATTGACGTAATGCCTGTGTCGCGGTACGCGATAGGCCACCAATTAAATGTATTAAACCGAAGCCATAAAAACCTAGTCCCGGTAAAAATTTAAAGTGAACAAAATATTGTTTCTTTTTATAAAGTTTATCACCTTCATCATAGTTTCTTCTTATAGCTAAAACTTTTCCTGATGTTTCATCAATCGTAACAATGTAAGGTAATTTAATTCCTGTTGGTTCACCACTGCTATCTACATCTTCATATCCTTCTAAATCTAAATCAACATGCATTTCTAATAATGTTACAATGTAAGAATCGCCTGTTTGTTGAATACCATCTAAGTTATCGATAGTGCTTTGAATATTTCCTGTACTGTATGTAGACGTCTCAGGTGGCGCGGGATTGATATCAATGTCTCGATAAAATCCTGCTACTTGTTTTTTACGAACATCATTTTCTGTTAACTTAACAATGTGTGTAATGCGTTCGCATGAGTCTAAATCGCTTGCACTGTAAGGAACGATAAGATCTTCTGCTGGGATAAATTTAGACACGGCTCTTCCAAGTTGTGCATCGTAATATACTTTTTTAAATGTAGAACCACTTAGTGGTAAATAGAATAACATTTGATCAAGCTCAGGTGTGTACTCTTCCATTACTTGTGTAATGTTATAATTCATAAATTCTTTTACGCGTTGTGATTGTTGATATACTTCAACTGATTCTTTTCCCACGACACGCGTTCTGACCGGGCCATCGGACGGCATCATTTCTTTAAATGCTGTTGAACTAAATTGTGTGACTGCTTCGGCTAATAAAGGATGTGTAACGGAACTCGCACCGCGAAACGGTCTTGTTCTTTCTTGAAACTTTACTCCAAGTAATTCTAATCCTTTTGTATATGTTGTTGCCCATTCATCTCTTGATGATTTATCATTTTCAAAATCTCCCATCAAATCATTGGAAATTCTTCCTAGATCATTGTCATCAATACTTTCCGCTAAATTAGCATAAAAATCTTCTTCTATTTCTGGTTCATCGGATACAACTGTTTCTTCTGTGACTACTTCAATCTCTACTGGTTGTTCATTGCTAATTGCTTCTTCAAGTGTTTCACCAATGACGGATTGTATTTTTTGATCTATATTATTTTCTGCCATATTTTTTTATACCTTATTCATTGTGACAAATCTAGTACTTAGTAATACTCTGGTTGTTGTTCATAGATTGGTTTTATAGGATCTTCATAATCATCTTTCAAAGAAATAAAATGTCCTTGACGATATCGCATCATTGCTTGAGTCATACTATCAACCAAATCATCATGTTCACCATAAGGAAAAGCTGCACATTCTTCAATCATTTCTTCAGCAAATTTTTTATTAGGAGCCCATACTTGCCCAGATTCAAATATAGGAGAAACTGAGTTTACACGTGAAAGCTTATCATTACCTCTTGAAGGTGTATAAGAAACAACTGGAATTCCTACTTGACGCAGCTCTTGTATCAATGGTTGCCCACTTGCTTTTGCTTCAATAATAATTGTTTCTGGTTCCCAATAATTATACTGTTCTAAAGCAATTTTTTTTAATTCAGGAAATTCCCAACGATCTTTTATACAATCTAGTAATAATATATTTTCTTTATTAAACCCTGTTTTAAAAATGCCCCATGTACTTATGGCACTAAAATCGGCTGTTTCTTTTTTTGAAAATGCTGTATCGTAACTTTGAATGACATGAATTAATTCTGGCATTTCTTCTTTTTCCCACGTCTTCCACCATTCGCGTTTAATGATGGCTCCTTCTTCAGAAGTTGGCTTTTGTTGATATTGTGCCTCCCAAGACATAACAGGTAAGTTGGCTTGTATTTTCTCTAGTTCTTCTTTTTTCCAATACTCTGGCCAAATTGGTTTACCACTTGGTAGTATTGCTGGAAACTCTATGACCTCCCATTCATCTGCTTTTACTTCAGCTTGTTGTTTTATTAGTCTCCCGGTCAAATCTCTTTCTGACCATCTTGTCATAACAACAACTATAGCGCCTCCAGGCTGAAGTCTTTGTCTTGGACCAGAAACATACCATTCAAATGCATTATCAAAACTTGTGTCAGTTATACTTTGCTCTGAATGAGGATCATCGATGATTAATAAATCTGCACCACGACCAGTAATAGCTCCACCAATACCAGCACCAAAATATTCTCCTCCGTGATTTGTGTCCCATCGTCCAGATGCTTTTGAGTCTGCTCGTAAATAC